CCAGTCCGACACACCGCCCCCCTGTCCCCTGACCCGCGCCGTGCTCTTCCTCCGCGCCTGCGTTGGCTGCCCCGGAAGTCCCGGCGGCATTGCCCTCTATATCGTCAATCCCCGAAAGCGTGAGCGTACCCGGTTGCGGCAGATAGATGTTACTCATAGATCGCCCCCCTGAATGCGCCGAAATTCTTCCGATACGCCTCCCGGATCACGTCTTCCGTGGGCTCAGGTTGTCCTTTTAGCGCGTACTCTTGCTTGATGAACTTCCGTACCGCGTCAGGAACTTGAATCGGAAGGACTTCGCCCGTTTCTGCTCGTATTTCCCCGGCCTCCTGAGCGCTGTATGTGCTGTCCCACAGCTTCCCTGGTTTGGTGCGATCCGAGAAAAATTCATAGGCCACGGCTTCAACATCTTGCTGCGTACGCGCATCCCGCTCTTCACACAGATTGGCGAAAGTCACCTTGAGTGCAGCCTTCCGCGCTGCCCCTTCCGCACCGACAAAGTCCATGCCGGTCATCGGCGCATAGACATCAAACGCCCTTGTGATTTCCTTTTGCTGCCTGGCAAGACTCTTGTCGTCATAGGTAGCCAGAACGGTAGCCATGTCTGCTTGCGTCAGATAGGCATCATATTTATTCATCAATGCCTTCTTAGAAATGTTCCTTTCTCCTGCCTCGCTTTTCGCCTGCACAAACTTCACAGGATCGGAAGGCGTTTCAAATCCCTGTGCAAGATTTGTCGCCTCGCGCAGCAAGGCAGGCTTGGCATCGGGATCGGCCTGCGCAAGAATGTAATCCCTCTGAGATTTGGTCTCAGCCGCTCGAAGCTCCGCCTTCCCCGTCTCAATCCTTTGATTGAGTGAAAATTCTTTAGTGCGGTCATCGTTCAGCCTCTGCATGTTCCACGCTTCGCTGAACGTACGCTCTACCTTGAACCTTTCTTCAACCGGAAGCCCGGAAGAACGGATTGCCTCAATGGCCAAACCGGGGTCCTTCTGAAAATCCGGATTCTCAAGAAGGGAATAGCTGTACTCGGCAAGCCTTATATTTCTCGCCTTTTCCGCTTCTACCCGTGCCCGCTCCGCCTCTGCCCGGGCCTTGGCTTCAAGCTGATCCTGTTTGATCTTGATCGCCGTCTCAAGCCGTATCTTGTCTTCACCCGAAAGCATTCCGGAAGCCAATATGGATTGTGCCTGTTTCACATCGTCTTTTGACAGAGCGGAAGAGCCCGCAGCCAAATAGATCCCGCTGGCGTTTTCTTTGGTGGCCAGCTCCGTCTGTTCCTGAGACCACCCGTTGAGCCTTGCGATTTCCATGATCGCAAGGCCGCTTTCCTTCACCTGTTGATTGAAGACTTCAGGATCGCCCATATTCTCAAGCGCGGCGTTCTTGGCAAGTTCCGCCCGCGTCTTTGCGGTATTGACCTGCCACGAGTTGAACTCGCTGGTTGCATGGCGCTGAACCTGCGGCAAGAGCTGACGCCCGTATGTCCCAACCTGCTTTTGGAAAAAGACCTTGCCCATATCGCCGAGGTTCTTTTCAAATTCCCCGGCCCGCTCCCTCATAATCTTTTCGGCGTCGGTAACGGAGGTAAGCGCATTCTTCCCCTTACGGTTGAAGATACCGTTCTCCCCGTAGAGGTCGGCCTGCATGGACTCCTGAAACTTGTTATAGGCTTCCTGAGCCTTGGTGCGGCTGTATTCGGTATAGAGGTCGAAACCGACCTTTGCCGCGCCCTGTATGGCCTTTCCGGTGTTGATGACGCCCTGCAATCCAGCCTGTGCGCCCTGTGCCGCGATGTTTCCAGCGGAATCGGAGAGCCGGGCCCCAGCGCCCGCCCCCGGAGTCACCGTTTGGATCTGTTGCCGATACTGCGGCATTCCGCCAGCCGACCGCTTTTCCGGTACTCTGAGATCCGCCATGTGCTACCTCTTCCTCGACTTTCCCGTTCTGGTTGAAGGACCGCCCCAGAGACTTTCGCCGAAGTTGCTTCCGATTGCGGAAAGGCCTCCTATCGCCGTGGACGCCGCATTCCAAGCCGGGCTGATATTTCCAGCCTGCGCCTTGTACCCCGCCGCCTGCTGTCCATAATTCCAACCTTGGAGCTCGGTATTGTACGCGGCATCAAGACCCTTCTGATATAAGCCCAGGGCGTCTATTTCGCCCTTTTCAGCCGTGTCCAGTTCGAGATCGAGGAATGATCCGCGATCTACCTGCGCACCTGAAGCGCCCATAGCGGCCCGCTGGCTTCCGATGATTCCGGCGACCTCTTGGCGCTTCTTGGTCATGGCCTCATAACCCTCGCGCCGCTGTGCAGCCGCCTGATCTTCCGCGAGCTCCTGATTCTTGGCAGCGATTGCCGCGTTGTAGTTGGCTACGTCCTTTTGCGTTTGCGCCTGACTGTACGCACCTACAGTGCTCAAGCCTGTGCCTACGAGCGCAATAATTGAGGAAGTGAGAGCCATTATGCCACCACCTTCATGAACTGCTTTTCCGCAAGCTGATAGCCCATGCGCTCGAAAATCCGCCCGCAGTCGTGTGCAGCCTTCACTTTATTCACGATAACATCCGCTATTTCGGAAAGCGCCCTGTCAGCCTCCCGGAGCAAGCGTACACCGGTAAGTCCTTTCCTGTATTCTGGAAGCAGAAAAAATACGTCCGATTCCGCCACGATCCGCGTTTTGTAATGGAAGTTGTGCATGACGAAGTAGACGGCGTATCCAATCAATGCTCCGCCATCCCGAGCAGTGGTGATGTGCAACATCCCGTAGTCGTGGAGAGCCCTGTATCCGTTCTCGTCAATGTCAACGGGACCAAAGGCATCCTTCAAGGCAATCTCATCCCAATGCCGCTCAAGCAGCGGCTTCATCTCAAAAAAAAGATCCGGAAAAAGCCTCTCCGTCTGGTAGGTGATCCCCATATCAATTCTCCCCAAAATCAACATCGCACATCAAGGCAACGACATGGAAAGGCAACGGCCTATCCTGAGCCAGAAAAACAGTCGTATCCGCATCCTGTCCGCAATTCGGATTGAACTCTATGTCTCCGCTAAAGGGCTGACACGGAGCGCCGTACTGCTCAGGAAGATAGGGAAAATCATAGAGTTCATCTTCTTTTGATCCGTACTTTCCGCCAACAGTTCGGAACACCCTCAACACACACCGCCCATAGGCGCGCCGCTTGCCCATCGTGCTTCCTGACTTGGTGTCCGCTTCTATAGGAAGAGGGGCCAAAACGGACGTGTAGGGCAAGCCAACCTGTACCTTCCTCGCCGGATAAGGAATCGTGATACGTCCCCCCGATACCGTCAGACCTTCAACTGGTGAACCGTCAGCTAGCACGGCCACCACTGCACCCTCTAAATGCTCAAGTCCGGATACGTTATCCGAAGGCTCAGAGAACGTTATTGTCTTCCCACAGTCGACAAAAAAGGCGTCCTCTATCGCCGTTGTGGGCATGAAAGCTTCGGACATCCTTTCAAGAAAATAGGACTCCCTGCCGCCGATGTTCCGTTTTACTACGCACATCACAACGTCCGAATCTTTTCCGGACATAGTCATGACGGAAATGAACTTCCCGTCCGTGACATGACGCGACCATCCGTAGATATCGTGCTCTTTCAAGTAGGTAAGGCAAAGCAACACGCCATCGTCCCGCACACACCAGATGTTCGAGCCGGGTGTCTGCTGATAGGCCCACTGCATGATGTTGTGGCCGTCGAAGAGTTGAGGGGCAAGAATGGAGAGGTCGTTCCCGGCGTATCCGTCCTTTTCAAGCGAATAAAACAGATCACGTACACGGGCCCCGTGGCGTTGTACATGAACGACGCTATTCCCAATGATAAGCGGAGCAATGCCTCTGGATGATCCCCAGTAGCTCTGAGAAGTGATAGTCACCCCTTTCGGAGTAATGGGCCCGTTGTCGCCAGCGGCCTTATATTCCGCTCCGGACGTCCCAAGAAGAAGATCGCCAAAACTTACAGTCCACTGTATCGCATCAATACTTCCAGAAGCGAGGACATATTCAACAGGATCGTCATCTTGAAGCGGACGGGATTTTCTGAAATTCTCAAAGTCTCCTGTGCGGCTCATATAGAAAGACTGAGGTGAATTTTTCGTTCCCCCCAGCACCATACGTTGCTGATGGAAAGAAACTGTTGAAGGACTGTTTCCATCAGCAAAAGGGTCCCAATCCTCTTTTGGCGTATCCGATGTGTCAGCTTCATAGTTTGAATCAATAAAATACTGAGCATACGTATGTGTAGTATGGAATTGAGGGACAGCAGCCAGTTCCCCGCTTACACCTTCAGGATAATCATCGGATGACCCAAATCCTGGGTATGCGTTATATGAACTATAATCTCCGATAAAAGAACCAGGAACATTATTAACCAGATACCAATATCCAGATATAATTGGAACTCTTACTAAAAGCTGACTAGAACCGGCATGGTAAAAGGCGTTGGAACCTTCTGATTCTATAATGCTTATAGATGAATTTCCTTCTGTATCGCTATTCACTCTTCCCTTTAATCCCACGCCTGTCTTTGAAAATATGAGTCCGCCAACACTTACTGCATAAACGCTATTTGTAGTGCTTTCCGGCTGTACCTGAGATGAATCAGCAACCCCGATAAAACCATAATATCCGGCTTCTTCACGATAAATATTATAGGCCGTTGCCCCTTCTACTTTAGGCCATGATATGCGAACCTGATTTCCTGTAACCCAATCTGAAGGGTGCTTTCCAGCAGCTTCTCCGGCCTGTGAAGGCAAAGACTCTTTCCCATCAGCATCCACTGAAACGATTTTATAGCGAAGCGTATACGATAATTCAGCATCATCCTTATCATTGTGGCGCTCAAAGGAAACCGTAGGCATTCCAGGGGTAGGAAGGCTGCTATTCAGAACGACTTGCTGAATGCTCCACTGGTATGCCCCCGGATATCCACGACGCATGATTTTATGAAGTGAGTAATCACGATGCGCAAGGTAAACGATATCCCCGGCTTGTGCCCACGAGATATCAATCAAATCCTGTGCTGCGTAGGGCGTAGGAATGGAAATATTCATAATACTGTTTCCATCAGACACGCGCAGGAGGCCAGCAGACAAGATAAGACTGAAATTTTGCTCTGCGTCAACGTTGAAACTGAATGGAATAAGTACAGCATAGTCGTCAAGTTCGGCAATGAAACGGAACCCAGTACGATTATGGGCGTCTCCATGCAGTCCTGGAATGCAATTTTGCATTTTCAGGACACAGGTACCCAGCTTCGGGAGATCATACCGAGCCACGAGCGTAGGAGAAACTTCTCCTCCATTGAAATTTTTATAGGCTATGCGCATGTGAATCTGTCCTACTCGACATCATTATATCGACTCGCATCAGTGCCGTGTTGATGATCGTTGTACGGTTCTGGCTCATATGACACCAAACCTTTTTTCCAGTGCAGCAATTCTGGATTCCATTCTGTCCGCTCGACGGCGCTGGTATGCGGCTTCGAGACATAAAGCCTCTTCATAACGTATACCATAGCGATTTCCTGCACGTTTTTTTAATCGAGATTCTGTATGTCTCTGGCCTTGAATGAGTTCATTTCCATTCGTGTCAAAAACAGGTTCTGAGTCAACAATAATGATGTCTTCATATTCATCATCCCATGCATCATAGCAGAGCAAACCATATCTTGTAGCATCCAACCCGTGCTTCTGAAATGCTGATACAATTTGCTGGGCAATCATACCGCTATGAATACGTGCTCCGGCTCCTTTTCTATCCACAGCTTCATTGAACAAGAAAGATCGAAACTCCACATCACCCCATGCATCGAGAAGTTCTTCAGAAAAATAAGAAATATTTTGTTTTTCTCTAATATCGGATGTTTGAATTGTTCCATTCATTGCATAAACGGATGTAAAACGACGACTTCCACTGCCAAGAGGGACCAATCCGTCATCTGTGGGCATAATATAAGTAGAAGCTAATATATTTTTAGCATATACAGATCTCCATAAGCGATTTGCAATACCAAGATCTATCGAGTCTGTATTTGAAGGATATGTGTTTTTATAAAAAGTACATGCTTCGTATTGTTCGCTTACAGTAAAAATATTATTATTATTACTATCACGAACATAAAATGTATTTTTAGTATTTATACTAGTCCCAGAAGGTGAAAAAGATAGTCTAGTATATGAATTATCATCTACAAAATTTGTAATTTTTGGACAACTGTATTCATGAAATCCATTTTTAGGGTTTATTGTAAATCCTAAAAATCCAAATCTACCTGCATATCTGTAAATATTTGGTAAACATAGTCCAGTATCTTCGGTATACTTTTCAGGGTGGATTTCACCTATAGGTCCAACATCAGCTCCATTAATTTGTACCATGTCAAAAAAAGTAGTGGATGTGCCGCCAACGGGATACTGTGCATACGTATTATTCTGTGCATCGCTGTTTATAATAACACGCGCTCCAGTGGATTCATTAGTAAAAGCGGTGATATGTTCCATACTACACGAAGGACCAAAATTGGTTCCAGTAGCACTCACTAAATGTACTAAAACAGATTCTTGTGTTTGTATTTTTGTTTCAGGAAATTGTATTCCTGATAGTGCCCATCCACATATTTCAATAGCTGAACTTTGTCCTAGACCAAATGATGAAGCAAGCAAACCATTATCATGATCAAATCCATATATCTTACATGCGTTGAATGTTGTCTGAGAAGAACCACCTGCTTCAGTTGTGGGAATCACAACTGAAGATACTGATACTGGTATTCCTGAAGGATCTGGAGATACACCTGTAAAAGTGATAATACCATCTGATACAGATGTTCCTGTATATGTATATTTTTCAGTTGACCATTGATTACTACCCGCGCGTATAGTTCCTTCTTTAAAGTCAAATGGGGTATTTTTCGTCCAAGGGATACTTATAGTATTCGAAGAGACAGACAATATCCTGAAAAGATCGGCAGCCCGTATAGATATTCCGCGCAAACCTTGAAATACACACTGATTATATATATTATGTTCTGCACCAGCACTGATGCCAAACACACCTGTATTATGAGTAGAAGCTGTCTGTAACAATGCAGCCATTCTCCAATGGCCTACAAAGTCACAGTTATTAAATGTGCATTGATGTGCAGAATCTACCCATATACCTATGTCCCATGCATCAGATAATCCATTAAGCCTGTTTATATACCCTTCGAGTCCATCATAAGATGGCATTACCCTGATATGTTCAAAAGTTATATCACGTGCACCTGTTTCTGTCTTTATCGCACATGAAAAATTCTTTTTTGTTGCACCATGATTTTCAGTAGCATCATCATTCATAAATGATAATATGCTATATTCAGATATACCATCAGATGAAGGAGAAGGATTTGTTATTACTCCTCCAGATACTGACCAATTACTAATCCCATCTGAAGTTGTATGTATTAATGCTCCAGTTCCTGAAGCAAGAAGTATCGTACCGTTTGCATCAGATACAAGTTCGCTTAAAGGAAGATAACTTCCAACTCCGTCTCCACGAATGCTTGAACCAGATCTAATCGTTAATGTTGAAGTAAACCTATATATACCTTTTGGAATATATAGTGTTCTGTTTACAGAAGCATCAAATGCGGCTTGTAGCGCAGCAGTATCATCAGTAATTCCATCTCCCTTCGCACCATAGTCAAATACAGTTGGAATATCAGAGAATCTGTCAGAAATACTCCGTGGTGTAGTCGTCCCATCTGCAACAACTAGCGTCGCACCAGTCACATTACCTGCAAAAATGAGGCCAGCAAGAATTTGATCCCGTGCATGAAAAATAGCTTCAAGAAGCTGTTCCGGAGTCATGCCGCTTGCAGCTCCCACCTTGATACACCTTGAGATGATTTCTTTAAGCTCTTGGCGCTCAGCACAAGCGACATCAAGAGATTCTTCAATCACTTTAGGATCAAATCGTGTACCTGATATATAATTGTCCAGCTGGACAAAAGGCATCGACCGAGTAATCGATAATGTATATCCAATAGGGAGAGGCTTTCCATTCAATGTATAGAATACAGTTCCTCCAGTATTTGTAAGCGAAACATATTCTGGAGTTACAGATTCTTCTTTTCCGTTAGGATAGGCAATGGATATAGCAAGCTGTTCTTTATTCCACACCTTGAAATGGAAAGGGAATTCTGTAGCAACGCCGTTTCCTTTGAATACGGCCTTACTCAAAGAAGTATCAAGAGTCATATGAGAATCCCCCCCTTACCGCGATCCAACTATCCACATAGGGCTTTTTTTTCATCTCAGACGCATTGGATTCCATAGTTTTCGGAAGGCTTGAATAATAAAGTTGCTCAAGATCTTGAACTTTTGACGTATTATTTTTCAAAAGAGCAACACAGATCAGGGATGCCAGCTTCCTGGCCATCATTGACGCAAAGAGTTCATCCCACGTCGCCGTCTCTACAACATCCCGGGTGTAATCAAGCCGCGCCTCCGAAACGTCAGTGAGAAGCAGTTCCGTAGACGCACTATCAGAAACAATACAAAAAGGTTTTTTACGGATATCCTGCCTTGCATACCCGCATCCATGCCCTTGCACGCCGTGGGCCTTGAGACACAAATCAGGCAGCCGATAGGCATAGCGCCATTCATCAGCGTAGACATCAGGAACGGATATGGACGCCAATTGTGCGCGGGCTTGCGCAAAGTTGTAAGGGAAATCCCGCAAGCAAGCGCGCCTCGCGTTGTCCCAGTAGAGCCCACACTGTATAGCTTCTGGCGTGTTCTCGCGTTCGGATGCGACAGTGCGCGTCCCGATGAAACCGAGCGCCATATTCCAAATCTGTATTTTGCTGGTAGCCATGCCTGTCCTCGATAGGCCGGGAAGGGTTTCCCCTTCCCAACCCGATTATTCCTTGCCGGATTTTTTCCCGCTCTTTCCACCGCCGATGGATATATCTTCTTGGCTTGTCTCCTGTGCCGTAGGCTCCAGAGCCTCAAGGCACTCAGGGATACGCCCGTCATGGGTAAAGTCGAAAATATCCCCCGGCTCACGGTATCCGCCGCACACGAAACAGGGAGTGAGAGTCCGTACAAGCATGAGCTATCCCCGCACCGTCCCACCGTCGATATACATGCCCGCCTCATAAGGCAGCACATCTTCACGGACGACGGCGGCGAAGACTTTACCGGACGTGAATGTCCCGGACGGCGTTGCAACCATTTTGAGCCACTGACCGCTCACGCCGGAAGGAAGAAAACGCCATCCGATAAGCTTCCCTTTCTTCAAGTCGGCAAGCGCAACCGTCAGCAACGATCCGGGGACATCGGAATAGACGCCAGTCTCACTGTCTGCCTGTGTCAGTTTGAACGTAATGCTGGTTCCCCCGGCGAAATCCTCGACGACTTTCAGGGATACGGGGATGGGTTCCGCGCGGCCGGGCTTGAAAAGAGAGGTAAGCCCAACGGCATCTCCGGTTACAGGACTGCTGGTAACAGCCACGGAATCAAACAAAACGGTATTGGAATCGATAAGCATGGGAGGCCTCCTAGATAGCGTCTTCAGTGGACAGAATGGCGTCGCATTGGCGGATTGGGCGACCATGTATGAAAGGTACGGCCTTGGAAGCAAAGGCTTCTCCGTACACAAGATGAACGTTCCCAGCATCTGTCGACTGAAGTTCGATCGCCGTGAGCACATCCTGATTGCAGTACCAGATGGCCCGATCGCGCAGGTTCTGCGGCATCATGTTCTTCCCTCTGACAGTCAGGGCTTGAAGATCGATGAATCCCGTTTCCCCTTTACGCTTGATAAGGTTCGCCACAGAGATATTGGCGATACGCACCACGGCCCGCCAGTCGCGCACCGCGAGGCCGCAATCCCAGTTGTAACGGTCTCCAACCACCTCGAATTTGTTATTGTCGGCGTCAGTGGTCATGTACGTACCGAGATCCTTGTTCTTCAAGCCCCCGGCGCTTCCTTTGGGATACAAACCGTGCACGCTGTTGTCTCCCCAGCTGATCAGCCACAGGGAAGTATTCTTTCCGCTTTCCGTCCCCCCCGCATCAAGCACGTTGGGCGCACTCTTCGAAGGGTAACGCATGGCCAACCCGTGGAATTCGTCGGGCTTCGCATCATGATCACCGTAGAATAGTGTCGTTGCCACCTTCTGGCGCATGGATTCGGCAAAGGCCTTGCCTTCCGACAATCTGAAAGACTTGGCGCGGTCCCCGTACAGATCAATTTCCTTTGTATCCAGCTCCATAAGCGCCTCAAGCATACCGCACGGCTCCTTGACCTGCGCCCATTGGCTCTTGCTCGGAGGAGTCCCCTTATACAAACGACGCCAGTACACTTCGGGAAGGCCTGTGCGGATTCGCGTCAAATGCCCGTCGGACTGGTTCGACTCCATCCATTTGACGTCGCTCAGGATATCGTTCGTCTGGTTCATCAGCTCGATGATATCCCCTGCGGGAGTTCCCTTATAAAAATCCTCAATTTCCGCCAGCGTTGCCACAATGCCTTTCTTGTAAGCCATATCCTTATCTCCGATTGTTACATGTTGGGATACAACCGCTCTTCAAGCGGTTTTTCAGTGATTTCCCCGGCCTTGCCGATAATGCGATCTTCAGCCAATGCCCGACCGACTTTGGCAAAAATCTTGATGATGGCCGGATTATCCCCGTATCCCGTCTCATTCAGCAGACCGCGGATGCTTCCGTCATCGTCAAATTGGGCGAGCGCGCGTTTGGCATCGGCCACCGTTTCCTTGAACTTTTCCCCGCCGAATTCCTTGTCGCCCTTGATTTCCGAAATCCACGCGCTCCGTTGCGACTTCTGGCTTTCCTGGAATTCTGCGTACTGTCTGCTCATGTACTCAATCTGTTTTTCAGCCTGTTCCCTGGTAAGCCCGATCTCGTTGAAATGGGCAGTCAAAGATTTCAACTTGTCCGCAGGGATGGGATAGCCTTCAGGCGCTTCCAGCTCATAAGGCTCAGGCTTATCTACGAGCTTGTCGGAACCGCCGTCAGTATCGTCGCCAGCATCCGTTTCGGTTTGTGTTTCCTGTTCATCATCACCCGTCATCAGCGTGGACCCGTTCTCCAGCGCTCCGGATTCACTTGCCGCACTTTCCTGCGTCTGTTCGCCGATCACTTCGTCAGCCATTCGTCTTCTCCATGCTCATCACTGTTTCAATCACATTGGCCTGCCTTGCATGTTCCAATACGATCAGTCCGATGGAACGCCTGCCCTCACGCCATGCAGCATCAGCATGACCAAGGGGGAAAACGGCCTTGAATACGCCGCTTTCATCCAGCAGCATCCGGATGAATGCCGCCCCATCCCGTGAACCGGCAAGCCGTTCAACAACCCCTGTCATTCGCGCCTCATACAACGCGGCATCATGCCTGCGCTTCTCAAGCGCTTCAGTATCATTGGCAAAGACATCCATCAGAGTGCCCCCATGCCGCCGATAATCGCTTCCAGCGCCGTTTGCCCATCAGGTCCAACCGTCGCCTGTCCGAGATTCTTTGCGGCCCCGCTCAAATCCTGTACCTGTTGTGCCGCCGCCAGCGCCTGCTGTTGCATGGCCTGCTGTTGCTGCGCCTCGGCTTGCGCTTGCCTCATTGCCGCTACTTCCTCGCTGCTGCGGAGCATCCCCTTGGGAGCGCCCACAGCCTCCGCATATTCGGAGACCGTATATTCAACGTCGAGCGCATCCCTCACTTCTGGGAACGCCTGAGATAGGTTCATGGAGAAGGCCATGAGCTGATCAATGCCCGACGTGCTGACAAGCCGCTGTGCTTGCGCCAGGACACTCACGAACTCAACTTTGAGCGCGGCTCCGGCTATCTCTTCAGGAGGATCAGGAATAAAATCGTACCGGAGCATAAGATTAAACGTACGCCGTATGAGCGGCTCGAAGAATTCCTTTTGCAGGCGTTCAACAACAGGCCCCATGAGAATCACTTTTTTCTTAGTATATTATGATATAACTTTATCCATTACTCTTTCTTTTCTTTAAATCTTCCTGATATGACAAAATGTATTTGTTCTGCAATCTTAAATTCTATTTTAAAATGATCATCTTCTTGCCCATAATATAAATCCACAATACTCTCTGGAGCAATTTCTTTTTGATAGTGCATTGTCATTTCTCCAATAAAACATTTTTCTAATACGTTTTGAGGAAGAAGATCCATGACCCATTCAAGATATCT